CACAACCACTCTAGACGGATTCACTAAGTATCACGGTGGGCTAGCAAAAAGAGCAGGAACGTCATTCCACACCCCTTAAATCGATTACGAGAAGCTTATGAACCTCAACATCCACAACTATGTCAGATCGGAGTTGAGGCCAAACATGGTAGCAACAGAACAGTTACATGCGTACATTACGCAGAAAGATCACAGGAAATCAAGATTTGAATATAGATTGCCAAAAGTGGTTGGACCAAACAAAACTGTATGCGGAGTTTGCCAAACAGTCACAGACAGTAATGGTAGAGATTGTGTTTAATGTTAAATGCTGCCAATAGAAAAACGGCCAGTTATATTGCAATCGATGTGCGATTAACGCAACCTTAACTTATAATCAATAGCCAATCAAGTAAATGTCTTAGCGTTTGATAAGGACAGACCTGGTGTTTGTGATCCAATTAAAACAGGTGCAAACCAAATTGGCCCTTGTTATACCAGAGGCGGACGCGATGGCTTAGAAGATGATGCTATTTCTGTACAATGTAAATGCGCAGCGAACGTTTATGCTTCATCGTTAAGAACTTGCAACGGTGCAGCAGGTCCAGTGTTTTCAAGACAAACCCAAATTGAAAGTATGGTTGACGATTTTGCTATATTTGCAAAGAAATACATGAAAGATTACATACTGGAGCACGGTTTGGAAAGAATTCAAGATGGTGATTATGATCTCAATGACATTGCAGAACGCGCACACAGATATATTGATACTCAAAAACAACCATTGAAGAAGAAATAAAAGACACGCGATGGCATAAACTAATTGCTAAACGATGCTCCATTAAAATCAGAATGGAAATGCATGACGAAATCGGAAGTGTTAATGTTTGATCAAAGAAGCAGATTTGTGTGTTACTAAACTGGTGGATCAAAAATCACCTATGGAATATATGACCAAATACAAGACATAATGAAACACCACCCAAACATGATCAAAGGAAAAACAACACCACAAATATGCGACCAAGTAGCCAGTGTTGCATAATTTTAAAGCATCACTTCCGTAGATTACACTAGCTACGATTCATCCTAGACTGGCAAAATATGCTAAATAATGGCAGAAATTTTGGAAGAAAAGATAGGATCTGAACAAAGACAACTATGGGAAGCATGTTTATGTGACCCATCAGAAATTGAAGCAACATTTTCGTCCCTCAAGATATCAACTGATACTCAGTTATTCTCTGGTACGATTGACACGTCAAGTAGAAACGCAATATTGAATGCAATCGGGATTGAATGGGCAGCATCACGTCTTAAACTAAGGAAAGGCATAGATTATGATTACGTAGTTGAAGGTGATGACAATGTTCTAGGATGTATAGACGATAAAACAATGGCAAGTATACAATTTCATATGGCATCACTCGGGTTTAATGCGAAGGTGGAATTATGTGAAAGCTTTGATGATGTTGTGTTCTGCAGTATGAAAATGCGTGTATACACAAAGATGATTAACGGGAGAAATGAGCAGGTATTAATGCATTACAAAAACCCTGAATCAATAATGAGGAAGTTTGGATTAACAACACAAAGCACGACCATTCATAATGCCTATGAGTCAACAACAATTATGTTGGCGAAATGTGACGCAGTCATAGACCAATTGGGCAATACACCATGTGTCAATAGGTACATAGATGAAGTTAAATTCTAACTCAGAAAGATGTGCCCAAAAGCATGTGAAACAATTGAAATTCGCAGAAGTAAATGGCTCAAGATGCTAGAATTACATCCAGATGAATGCAAAGACGCACTAAGAGGTGTATCAAAGAACAATACTGGTAAACTAACGCAAATACAACGATTGGCGACAAGACTAAGGCTGTTTGATGCATAGCAAGGTCAATTAGACTATGACATGATAATGACATAATTTGACCATGAATGGTTTAGCGAAACATATGGAGCAGATTTTGACCGTATGACAGAATATGTGAAACAAAATGGAATATTTGCAGTAGATGACCAACATAAATACCCTACAATATTCCACTCAGTTAACAACGACAAAATAAAACAAATGACAGATATCGTGCAACCACGTATAGTCAGAATAGAACACGGTGTAGACAATGAGGGATACGCACCATAATAACATACAATATAACCTCAAACAAGGAAATCATTATTATTGTTAGTGTCTATTTTAGTCGAATGGCCAGTACATGTCCAGCAAATAACTGCAGTATAAGTACAGCATAGCAAACTGATTTCACAAATGACATCTTTAAGTTAATTATCAACTGATTTAAGGGAAGCATTACAGCAACAGGACCCGTACGCGTCCATATAAGCCGTACAATCTAAGTATAGAACATTATTCTCAGCTTAATAGTTGTTCTATGACTCAGGTAACGCGAAGAAGAGAATTTACTCCAAGATCATGGCGAATGATAGCACGGATCTAACAACAATGGATCGTCCTCTTCTATGCCTTGAAGTAAATGAAGAAATGTTCAGATAGGTGATTTCCAACGGACTAGCAATTTTGTCTGTTTTGGCGGAAACATATATTCCTCTTAACATTTCTTAACGTATCGCATCTTTCACCAAAATGGGAAGATCCAACCCTGCATATGCATAAGGTGAGGTAGCGAAACGAATGACAGCCCACAATCAAAAACTTGGGCTAAATTACATAACGTCTGCTGGTGGTGGATTTGTTCTAATTGGTTACAACAGTGACCCACGTAGAAAG